CATTGCGCAGCGCCAGGGTTGTCCAGCGCGACTCGAATATGAGCGCCGCGCCCCGCACCGCGCCATGAAAGTGACTGAGCAACTCGTTCGGTTTCATCGTACCTCTCCTTCCTGTTCAGCTATGCGCCGGGCGCGGGCGGAATTCGACCGAGTGACCGCGTGACCGCAAGTGACCGGTGACCGCCCCCCCCTTACCGCTACAATCCTTACAGTGCCCTCTACACCCCTCTTTTCTCTCTTTTTTTAGCTTCTATAGCTCAAGGTAAAAAAGCGGTCACTCCGGTCACTAAAACCTCGGTTTCCTCGGCTCCCCAATGGGTTGACCCCCGTGACCGCTTCCGTGACCGCTCGGTGACCGCTCGCCGTTTTCGTCATCACCGGTCATTCCGGTGACCGGTGCCTCGTCGCCGACGCTGGTTTTTTTGCCGGGAGCGGTCACCGAATTCTTATGCGCCCGGCGCATGACTACGACCGCCGGTTTTGCATCCCATGTACCAGGGACGTACGTATTCGGCCCCTCGTCGACGCTCGACGTCGACGCCTTGCGGCCCTGGAACGCAAAGGCCTCGTTGGTGACGGTGTTTTTCCAGTGCCGCATGCCTTCCTGATTGAGCTTGAGCCCGGCGTAGTAGCGGCGGGAATTGTCGCGTAGCTCGACCCGGTCGGTGGCGATCCGCTGGTCGCCCAGCGCCCGCAGCGCCTTGCCGATCCGGTCGCCGGACGGCGTGCCGCGGTCCTCGCCTTTGTGCTCCAGCCACCACGACACGAAGGCTGCCGAGAAGTCCGCGGTCGAGACCATGCCGTCGGGCGAGAAGTCGACGCAGTCCTCGACGAAGCCAGCGACGATGTTGCTGTCCAGCCGGACCTCGTTGGATGCCTCCTGGGCGTCCGCTGGTACGATAAAATGCCCCCGCGGCAGGCAGCGCCGCAGGCCCTCGACGGCCCACGCCAGGACGCCTGCCATCTCGGTGGCGAGCACAAGCTCGGCCGGACTGGCGTAGCCCAGCCGCCGGGCCTCGATGGCGGCACCGGTCGGCACTGCCTGCGAGAACGTCTGGCGGCACGGCACGATGATCATCCGCTCGACGATGGCGCGGGTTGCCTCGCGGAATTGTGGCGCATGGTTGGTGGCCCAGAACACCGGGGCGCTGACCCGGCGGGACAAATAGGGACCATTCTTGACGTTTATGTTGATGGCGTCGCCGCTTATGATCGACTTCACCACCGACGACAGGTGCCAGACGCTTTGCTCGAAGGCCTCATGCAGCACCCAGGGCCGCCGGTCGAGGAAGCCCATCGTCGAGTGGTTGGCGTCGAGCACGGCCAGCGGTGTGGTGTTGACGTCGGGGCCAAACAGCCCGCCCATGACGTCCATCAGGCCGGACTTGCCGGTGTCTTGCGGCCCCCAGGCGACCAGGGCCTTGGACAGGCCCTTGCCTTTGCGGTCGATCAGCGCCGCGCCCAGGATCTCCTGGAGCATGTCGACGTACTGGGCGCGCACGTCCGGCTCGCGGTCGGCCAGCACGCTGTCGAGCATCTCCAGCCAGTACCGGCAGCCAGCTTCGGGCCAGTATTGGAACGGCACCCGCCACGTCACCCAGTGGCCCGGCGTTGCGGGCGTCAGCTTGCCGGTCTGCGGGTGGACAAGGCCGGACATTGTCGGGATTTGTCCGTGGCCGTCCCAGTCGACAAAATCCTTGTGCAGGTCCGGATTGCGGATGACCCAGGCCCTGGCCTCGTTGACCAGCCGGTTGGCCGACTTCACCGGCAGGGCGCGCACGCAGGCCTCGATCTGGGCGTCGAGCCACGCCCGCATGCCGATATCGGTCTCCAGGTGCCACAGCCCGTCCTCGTAACGATAGGCCCCCTTCGGCGTGAACAGGACGCCCATGTTGCGCTGGCGCAGGCTCTCCAGCACGGTCCGGCCGACGTCGATGTGGTCCGGCACGCCGTCCTTGCCGCTGGCGCGCTTCTTGGCCCTGGCACCGTCTAGCTCGACGATCTCGGCTGGCCCATCACCGGCAGGCTTGGCGGGTTTTTTAGACGACACCAGCCGGGGTTTTTGCGACCCGCCAAGCGGCAATTCCGCGGCTGCCGCCTCGCCGGGCGGGTGCTTGCCGACCCAGGTCTGGCACAGCTTGCGGATCGTCCATTCCTCGCGGGTCCAGTTCCAGTGCCTGCCGAGATCGCCAGCCGCCGCCCTGGTCGCATCCAGCAAGAGGCCGACCACCTCGTCGAGCGGCCGTCCGGCGTTGAGCAGCGACGCCGAAACCGACAACTGCGTTGCGTGGACCGAACTGTCCTCCGGGCCGCCATAGGTCATCGCACGCAGCCGGGCCTCGACGTCGACCGGCGGCTTGAAGCCCTGGAGCTTGGCGGCATTGATGAACACATCGCCCGGCCCCAGGTGTTGCGCAGCGGGCTCTTTTCCGGCCACCGATTTTCGCCGCAGCACCGGAGCGGTCTCGGCCATCCACTCCTCAAGCTCGTCGATCTCGAAGGCGACGCCGCTGGAGCGCTCGACCGTGACCGGCTTCCAGGCGTCGTCCTTGGTGTTGTGAGTGCCGGGCAGCCGCATCAGCCGCGACACCTCGCAAACCTGCAAGTCGCCAGCGACGTGATCGGCCAACTGGCGAAGCAGGGCCTCGATCCGATCGATCTCGGGCTGCGTGTCGATGGGCTCGCGCAGCATCCAGTACAGGTGCAGGCCGTTGCCGCTGGCAACGATGAAAGTCGGTTGCAGGCGCAGCAGCTTCAGCGCCTCGCGCGCCGCGGCCTCGCCGCCATCGACGTTCTTGAAGTCGACGTCGGCGTGCAGGAACGATGTCTGCAACACGCTGGCCTTGAGGCGGCGCGCGTGCGCCTTCAGGATGCCGACGCTGAAGAACAGGCCGCGCTTGGGCCGGTCCCACTTGGCGATGAACTGGTTGAGCGCAACGATGTCGCGGGTGCTGACATGACGCTCGCCGGGCTCGTCGGCGTCGTCGCGGTTATTAGCCAGCGACGAGAAATAAATCGGCGCGTCGGTCCACTCGAATAGCTTGCCGATAAAATCAATCGGCGCAGTGATGGTCGGCTTGGTTGTTTTCGGCACGGTGTGCTCCCGACGAAATATTCCCGGCGGAGCACATCGCTCCGCCGGGCAACACGCAGGAACTAGAAACGCGCCGCCTTCGACTTGTCCTTGGCCGCCTTGTCCTTGACGTTGACGTTGGCGGCCTCCGCCTTCACCTGTGTCGGCTTCGGCAGATCCTTCTCGTCGATATCGACTTCCTCGCTGTCAGGCTCGCGCTCGCTGCCTTCGCTGGCGAGGAACGAGACCTTGTTCATCCAGCCGACGATTTCGAAGGTCGGATACTTGATCCGGCCAAACGATTTGTTCGAATGCTGGTAGCTGCCGTTGCCGATCTTGACGATGGGGTACTGGTCTTTGTGCGACCGCATCCCCTTGCCGTACTTCACGCAGAGATCGCCGACGGCGTTGAGACCGCCGCGCGACGACGTCGTGAAGGTGAACAATTCGGAGGCTTCGGTCACCTTGGCCTTGTCGTTGACGTTCATCATCAGCAGGTAGTTGCTGAACTGCCAAGGATCGCGATCCTTGCCGTTCTCGTCGGTCTCCCACATGCTTTTGTCGTCGTCACCCAACTCGTTGCGGCGCGGCGGCTGAAAACGATCAGACACCCTGCCCATGATGTGATCGGTCGGCTTGTTGTCGGACCACCTGATCCAGCCGACCATCAACTCATCCATGTTGGCGACGAACAGACTGCCGTCCGCGACGTCGTCGTCGTCCTGGCCGCAGAACCAGTCGCCCTTGCTGAACTTCAAGAGCTTGCCGACGATGGATGTCTGACGCGATGCCTCACCGTAAGCCTGGAACGGATTGGTTTCGGTCGACAGCGCAGTGCTTCCGTTTTTGTTTGCGACTTCGTTTGCCATTTCAAATCTTCCTTCAGTGTTGAAATCACCGGCAGCGGAATGCCGACGGTGGAGACCTTGGCGATTACTCGCCAAGCAGGATGGTGAGCCGGTCCGTTGGCTCACCGATGGTTGCGAACTGTTCGATGTCGACGCCCTTCTCGCGCGCCGCCTCGATGATCGCCTTGTTGTCGTAACCGGCGCGGCCCTTCACCGGTATCCAGGAAAGCACGCCAGGGATCTTGCGTAGCTTTTTCTCGCGCAGCCGGGTGCGGATGTTGTCCTGTAATTCGCGAACCTTGCTGTCGCTCGCCTCGCTGTCGGCCTTGGCGGCCTTCAACTCCAGCGCCATGTCGGTGAATTCGGCGACTACCTGCTTGTCGACCGGAGCGCTCTCGTCGGCGAATGGCAGGTTACGGCGCTCGATGCCGCAGGCGATGGTGAACGGGCAGTAGTTGCACTCACGGCCGCCAGCGATCCAACCCTCCGGAGCCATCGCATCGGCGCTCTTGGCCGTCATGATTTCCGCGGCGCGGTCCTGCGCGGCGCTGTAGATCTCCGGATCGAACTCGATGACGAATTCTTTGACGTCCGACCAGAACGACGCGTCGGTGTAGCTGAGCACGTCGTGTGTCGGCGAGTGTTTGGTCTTGTGACGCACGATGCCCATCTGCACCTGCGTCTGGTAGACGTTCTCGGCCTTCGCCTCGGTCAGGTTGCTGCGCGGGTCGACGGTCTTGCACTCGACCATCACGCACGGCGCGTTGGTGCCGATCTCCTGCTTTTCCTGATTGGTCAGCCGGACAACGAGACCGTCCGGCGTCGCGCTGAGATAGTTGTGCGTGAATGTCTTCTGATGCCGACCGGCATACAGTAGGCGCGAGCCGAAGCGCGCATGCATCGCCGGATACCAGAATGCACGCTCGTACACGTTGCCGCGCTGGCGTGCGCCCCAGGTGTCGACGTAGCCGGGGTCGCGCTTGGCGGCGTGTTTCTTGTCGCCTTCGTTCTTGATCCAGTAGACCTTGCGGGCGCACTGGCCGATCTCGGATGCGCCGACCGTGCTGGAGCGGTCGGTAAATGTCGGCGTCATTGCGTTGACGTAGGTGTCGAGAGCCTTCGAGAC